GATCCTTTAGCTTTTATTTCATCTTCAATATCATCGGCTCTATCTTCTTCGATTTCATCCTCAGATATATCATTACTTTTTGCAAACGTCTTAGACATTGCTTCGAGTTTTGAAAGAAGATCTTTCTCCTTTTTTAACTCTTCTATACTGTCAAAACCAATCTTTTTGATCAATTCATCAACAGCTTCTTTTGTTACTTTTGCTGACTCGGTGATCGGTTGATCTTTTGCAGTCATTGCAGAAAACTTTTTGATTGACTTCATTTTAGTTATTTTTATTTTTTTTATATATCCATGTCTTAGTGAAAAGATATTCTATATTAGAATCTTATGTTCTGAACTTCGAATGGAAACTTTTCTTCTTTATATATTGTTCGCCTAGCAATACCATGGCGGTAGATATAATTAACCCAATCATGGTCTTCGGCCTTATATCTAAAATCATCTATAAAATCATAGATTTTTACAACATCTTTTGATGCATGCTTTCTTAACCCTCTACCAATACTTTGTCTGATAATTACTTCAGATTTAAAACTTTCAGTAAAAAAGATATTATGTATATTTTTAATTGAAATACCAGTAGAAAAAGTACCATAAGATGCTACAATAATAACATCATCATTCTTCTCCATTCTACTTTTAAATTCTTCTCTTATATCTACATTAACTGAACCATCTACATAATATACCTTTTTATCAGTTATGTGTCTTAATTTATTATATACTTTTTCACCGTATGCTATCTTATGAAATAGTACTAATGAATTTGCTGTTGACTTTTTAATTACTTGGCAAACAAAATCTAACCTCTTTTCACTTTGATTTATAAAATTTTGCTCTAATCCAAATAGTCTTTGTCTATCTTGTGGGTTTTTAGATAAAAATGAAAATGATTCTTTTTGAGCATCAGTTGCATAATCCATATGAAGTTGCATAACCTTACAGCTAGCTATAAAACCTTCTTTTTGTAATTGGTTTGCTTTAACTTGAGTAACTAATGGACCCATGGCAGACATTAAGCTTAATCTATTAACAGTTCCTTTTTTAGGTATTGTTCCACTTAAACCAAACCTAAAATCACAATGCCAACATTTATCCATAATCTTTTGAATAGAATTAGCTTTTGCTTTATGAGTTTCATCTACAAATACCGCATCAAACTGACTAAAGTATTCTTCATCTTTTTTAACCAAAGATTGATATGTTCCAATAACTAGATTAGAACTTTTTCTTATTTTTACACCAGCGTATATTTGCTGAGTCTTTAGCGGAACACCTACTTTATTATATTCATCAAAATCACCAGTAGCTTGTAAAACTAAATTTACATTTGGAACAATCATTAAGATCTTTTTCTTATTTAATTTATCCATAAGATAAGCAACTACCATAAATGATATTAAAGTTTTACCAGCCGACGTTGCTAATTCAGCTAAACATCTTCTATACTTTAATATTTTAAATGCTGCATCTATTTGATATTCTCTAGGTTTAAAATCTGGCTGTTTTTTAAAAATTTCAGTAACCCATAACCTAAACGCATCTTCTTTAATTTCAGTATCAAATATATCAGTTATATTATTTAAGGTAACTGGGAAATCATAATCTTTACAAATATCTAATATTTCTTTCCATAAACCAGCTGGTATTTTATTTCTCTTAACAAATGAAACATTACCATCCCACACCTTCTTTTTAACCAAAGGGTGGAATCTCCATCCTTCAATTTTTTTAGTTAAGCTACTCTTTAGCTGCTCATACTCTAATTCAGTACAGGCATCTATAACTAAAAACTTTTTATTTTCAGATAGGGATAGTTCCATTAATATTCTTTATCGTCTAGGTTTATTCTGTTACGAATAGCAAATGCTAAATTATCACAAGTTTTAATACATTCTTGATAATAGTCCATGTGAGATTGTAACATTTCCATTTGGGTTCTTAAATGAGATAAATCTGCTTTAATAAAAGCAACCTTTTCTCCGCTTGTTAATTTGATGTCATAGTCAATTGAATATTCCCTATACTTAATTTTATAGTATCTGTCGTATGCACCTTGTCTTTTTTGTTTTGTTGTTTTAAAGTCTGTAATTTTATCTAATAAGATTTGCCTATAAGATAACATGTTTACTTGGCATTCTGCTAAATGACGAACTTCTTTTAATAAGCTAACTAAATGACTTATTTTTACTTTCCAATCATCTCTATCTTTAGCTAGTCTCTTTGCTAATTCCTCATTAGCACCTCCTGTCGCCATATCATTATACTCCATTAAAATATACCTTTATCATTATTAATCTTTTTAAAACCCTTTACTTTAGGCTGAAACTTCTTTTTAGGTGTTGGTATAGAAAAATTAGTTTTTACTTTTTTTATTTCAGATTTACTAAATGTAGCAAATAATTTTAACTTTTTATTACTATTTTCTAAATCTTTATAAAAGTCATCTACCTCTTCACTCACAAAATTATTATAATTTTTTAAACTCATCATATAAAAATAATATCTAATGAATCTTTTGTAAAGTATTTATCTAGGTCACCTAAGCACCCAGATCTATTGCTGAACTCCCATTTAACTAAATCATTTAAATCTTTAACTTTTCTTGATGGAATATCAAAATCTTTTAAAAACTTATCCCACATAAATACAGTTTGCCCACTCTTTAATTTATTAATCATTCTGGTTTTGCCTTCCATATCATTATCAAAGAAATAACGAGCAGTAGGTATTTCATTAAATTCTATTATTTGTTTTTTAACTCCAGTTAATCCAATAGAATTATTCATAAACATTGCATCAATAGGTCCTTCAAATATAGAAAAGTCTCTAGCCATATCAACTGTTAAAATACCGAATAGCATTGATATTTTATTTAGGTTATCTAATTCTTCTTCAGTTACATCTAATTTTAATTTTAGCCTATCATAGATTCTTTCTATGTTCCATGTTTTATATTTAGGACCACCATTGCCACCTAAGTCTCTAGTCTGAAATCCTAATATTTTACCTTCGGGTGTTAAATTAAAAACATATAGTTCTCTACGCCTTGGATCAAAACCAAATCTTTCAGTTTTATGATGAAGTAACCTGCTCTTTAAATAAGGATATGCTTGGTAAGTTAAAGAATTAATTGGATAAACATTAAAACCTAGTGCTATCTCATCAAAATTTAATGCTAATTGTTTTGCTTTATCAAATAGATAAAAATCTAAATTTTCACCTAATGAGAAGTGTTTACGATTTTCTTTAATATAATTAATTACATCAATTCTATCATCACCTTCAAAGTTTTCATTGTGTTCTGCTAAAAAGACATCTAATGATGCATGAGCAGAGCAGTTATAACAATGAAAGAATAAATCGTTCCAATAAAGATTACCTCTCTTCTTTCTAATGTTATCATGAGAATCTCCACAGTATGGGCAAGCAAAATTTAGCCTACCTTTACTCTCCAACATTCTTCTTTTTTCTGGATGAGTGTGGTTAGCATGAAGAACTCGGACCACCTTATTAATGATCCGAGCTTTCATTTCAGAAGATATTATTACTTCTTCTGCCATAATTATTAAAGATCTAAACCATTAATGAAATCATCAAAGTCATCTGCTTTTTCACCTTCCTTTGCAGGTTCAGCTTTAGGAGATTCCTTTGTTTCAGTTGTTGCTTTAGTTGAAGCAGCCTCAGTTACACTTGGTGTAGATGGTGCCGGTTTTGATCTTGTGATGTTTTGGATCGAATCACCAGGAGATGTAAATTGCGATAATACATTCATTACCTTTCCTCTTACTACATCATCCCATGCTTTATAACCCCAGCTTGATAAATCTGGTGCAGTACCTAATAAATCTAAAATTGATTTACGGCTTGCATCATCATTTAATACAGGCTCACCTTTAATTGTCATTGGAGATTTATTTCCATGAAATTTACTTGAGTCATAATTAGGAAATCCTGCTTTTTTAGAAATAACCAATTCAAAGTTCTTTCCATCAAACGGATCAAATACTTGAGTAGGTTCATCAAATTGTGGATTCAGTTCTTCATCAATTTTAGTTTTGATTTTGTAACCAAATTTCATAATTTTAACTTGCCCTTCAAGATCTCTGTTTTGTGGATCCTTTACGATTTGTACCAATGCATAAAATACTTCTCTACGCTTTAAACCTTCTGACATTTTTTTGTCTACAGCAGATTCAGAGTTTCTCAGTTTAAAGAACATATCCTGTACTGGACATTTTTCTCCAACTGTAGATGGTGAGTCAGCATAAAAGCCGTTTCCTTCTCTGTCTTCTAGCCAGTAAACATATTTACGCTCGAATGGTTTTCTTGGGTTTTTAGCATTAGGTAGAAACCTAATTAAAGAACGGTAAGTTCCGTCCTGTCCTTGATCTGGTTTAGGTGAATAGAGATCACTACCTGCGGTAGATGGTCTTTCGCCAGTGTCTAAATCTTTTACACTTACATTAAAAATGTCGAATTCATTTGCCATGTTAATTGCCTTTTTTTTGTTATTATTAATTTATAATTGATAACAAAGCTCTATGCCTAAACTACTTATTTAATTGCCTATTTATTTTGCCTTGTTATCGCCAGTTTAAAAGTACCAAACTTTTTAGTACCTTTGTTTATTATATATCCCCTAAGTCAGTTTGTTTCAGACTACTCTAATCTTTTTATCTATTATTGCAGTTATATCCCTTTCCCTTAAACTTAGTACAGTTTTTCCATTATATTTAAATTCACTACCAGCTAAATCATGGAAAAGAACCTTTATACCTATTTGAAAATCAGTGTCCTCTACACCATTACCTACACCTACTATAGTTCCTGAATACGGTGGGGCAAATTGGCCTTCTTTTTTTAGTAAAATTATACTGCCTTTTTTATCTGGCTGTTCATCTTTATCTAAAAATATTCTATTTCCTAAAGGTTTTATCATTTTATTTTAATTTTTTTCATAGAAAGCTGAAACAAAGTTAACATGTTGCAATATAATTTTTAACTACTCAGAGAAAGAAAAGTATCTAGTTATTAGCCTTTAGTGCTTTAAGTATAAAGTAGGCATCAACTATGTCATCAATGGGTTTAGGAATTTTAATGCTGAAGTCTTTTCCTTGACACCATTTCCATAATTTATTAGATCTTAAGCTCTTATCATTAAGGACATCATCTTGGAATGCTTTAGCCATATAATGTTTATTAGCATTTCCTTTCCCAGCCAATTTTTTAACATGAGATGGTTGAAAGACAGATAAATTTTCAATAGAGTACTTATCTATTAGTTCCTTTCTTAAAAATGTATTATATTGAATTATGTCTATAAATGAATTACCTTTAGAGCCATATGAAAATCCTTCTAAGGCAACAGAAACTTCATCTCCTTCAAACAATGTAGAAAATATATTAACCATAAGAGAACTTATATTTCCAGCATCTTGTAACTTTTGCCGTTCTCTAGGTAAAAATTCTTTACTAGTTACATCTCTATTATAAGGAAATCCTAATAAAGCAGAGTCATCCATTAATTCTTTATGCACACTAAATGATTTAGGTATTTTTCTACCTTCTTCATCCCATATACGATTTCCGTAATTAAAAAAAGTTATAAAGTGATATTTACCGTCGGCTGTTTCAATACAGGCACCAGGGCTATTTAATGAAAAGTCAATTCCTATGTGAATCATTCTAATTATATTCTCTTGCCGATAACTGCACCTAGCGCAGCACCTACAAGACGTGAGGTTAATAAATCATAAAGAACACCTTTAGTAACACCTAATACTTTAGCTACAGCCTTACCTATAGTTTTACCTAAAGCAAAACCAGTTAAACCACCAAAGATACTTCCTAGTAAACCTTCATTAATTATTTCTTCAACGCAGTCTTCTAAGTTTTTACCTTCTTTCTGAGCTTCGAGAATTCTTTCTACTGCTACATCAATTGCAGCATCTTGTTCTTTAGTTAGCTCATGAGATTCATTTAATAAATCCTGTATGTCTAAAGAGTCTTCTTTGCTTTCGGTTAAATAATCTTTAAAGGTTTTCATTTGTATTCTTTATTTGTTTATATATTAAGCTACGTTAACAACGACATCTAAGACATTATAACTAAATTCAATATCAAAAGTTTGGAATTCAATAGTGTTACTTGAAAAGTTTAAATCCAATGCACCTATATTTGAAATAAACATATCCTTTAATTGAATAGTGACAAATACTGTACCATCTGCATCTAACATTTGCACACCAACACCTTCAGGTAAATAAGGATGCTTACCACTTAATTTATAATAGTAATCAAACATTTCAACAGCCATCCAATAATTAACATAACCGTCAAATGCCTGCATAGTAACAGTTAATGATTTATCAAATAATTGTTGCTTAGGTAAGCTAGATCTAAATGCACGTTGGTTACCTGGATAATCTACTTGTGTTACTGGATCAAATGATGGTCCTGGTAAATTTAATGACTGTATACCATAATTCCAATAATCTATAGGTTCTTTTATTAAACCGCCTGGGATCCTATTAAGAAATGGTTTATACTTTTTAGCAATTGGCTCAGGTATAAAATTTCTAGGGAAGTCAAATTTAAATTGGTTATTTCTTGCGCTTAATATCATAATTTATTAATATCTTCTTCTATCGTCGTTGTTTGTAAATCCTCTATCAAAGAATCCACGAAAACGGTTTCCTATTGAATTTCTTCCTATTGTAAAATTTTGTAAATTCCTAGCAGCATTTGTATAGAATCCTATTTGTTTAGATTTTGTTTGTGCAACTGTTGCACGTTTTTTAATTGCTATTATTTGCTGCTTCTTTTTTTGTTGTTTAAGACTAAATGCAATAGCATCCTTAGCTCTACGATTAATTTGTTCTATGACTGTAGATTTTAACTCTTTACTAAGCTCTGCTAATTCATTTGTTAACTCGTCATTACTGTTTTGTAATCTTATAATAGTTAAATCATCTTCTTCAGCAGAATTTAATAACTCTGCATTTTCTGCTTTAATCATTGCTACATCATCTTGTAAGCTTGCTAGTAATATACTATATTCTAAACGTAATTCTTCAATTTGTCTAGTAAGAGCTACTCTGTTTGCATCATCAACGGCTAGCCATATACCTTGATATAAAACTGATTCATCAGAAGTAGACCCATCATTAGGATCAATCATTTTTGTAGAGATGTAAAAGTTATTATTATTTAATGCTAATATCTTTTTACTATCAGATCGCGTTATTCTAAATAATACTTCACCTTGTGATAAGTCAACTTCTTCTACTTGTGTGTGGTTTTTTATATCTATATCATCAGTATCTCCTATAAAGTTTAAATATAATGTTCCTACATTACTTAAATCAATTGGAGTATCTTCGCCATCTACCTCATCATACAGCGTAAAAAGAAAATAATCGTCAAATGGAGATATTCTTATCATACCATCCCCTTGCGGCAACGGCATCTCGTTAACTGAAAGATTAACAAATCTTTGGTAAAATTCCTTTTCAGTTTTGGTTAATGATATATTAGTGTTCACACCACCAACTACTTGTTTTGTTATAGCCTTTTTCTGAATTTGCTCGGCTACTGATAATTTATTCTGTTTCGCTGCCATTGGTTTGTGTTATTGTTTGTATTTTAACTGGAGAAATTGCAGCCTTAACTTTTATTCTATCTCTAAAGGTAGTTACATAACTAGTCTTTACTACTAATTTCTCTACAATTTGTTCCGAAGTATTCGCATTAGTTATACCGCTACCTGCACCAGCTCCACCGGTTCCTATTACTAATTGTTTACCTGTATCATTATTAATTTGATTATAAACATTAGCTACAGTTGGAACAACACCTAAATTAATTTGTATCATTTGGGGTCCATATTTTTGAGTATCAAATGAAGTTAACTTAGCATTTTTAATAATCTGTGTAGCGTCAGCTCTATTATATAATCTTAATACATAAGCAATAGAAAATGAAACTGCACTGTTTGCGTTTTTAATAATTGGTCTAAATAATACCGGCTCGTCATATAAAGAATCCTGTGATATTACTTGAAAACTTGTTTGTGAAAATACTTGCCCAATTTGTTCTGTAACACTTATTTCATGAAAAACAACGTAGTTACCGCCTGATGAATTTAATTGAGCAATAAAATTACTAAACGTAGATCCTGTAACTTGTCCTGACAATTCAAAATAATCTCCACCGTCTGATTGTTTTACTTCAGCATATAAATTATCATAAATATCTCTATTTAAAATTGAAACAGAATTAATTTCCTGCATTTCATAAAAGCTATATGCATTCTCAGTAATAGTTTGAAAAATACCACTCGCCTTTAATGTTATAGCAGGAGTTCCAAGAAACCCTTGCCCTTCTGTTAATTTATAAGCAACACCATTTGCATCTGATGCAGTAAATAAATTATTCATATAATATAATGAAGGAACTCTCCATTCAATAAAAGTAGCATATAATTTATCTGCAATTAATAACGGATCAGGATTAAATGTTGGTGTATCTAATTTACTAAAATTAATAGATGAAAGATTTAACATTACACCATCTCTCCTTGGTGCTAATGATTCAAAGACAATTCCATCAAATCCTTCAAAACTAAATCCAGAAATAAAATGAATTCTGATCTTGTCATAAGCCACATCAAGTTCCGGAGTAAACGTTTGTAAAAGATTAGCCGAATCGGTTAGAGCTGGACTAAAGTCATTATATGGAACACCTATATCAGTATCTAGTGAAACATATTGTGTTCTAGCTGTATTATTAGACACTGCAGAAATATCTCTATAATTACCCATCACAGCAGAAACTGTATCGGTATTAAAGAAATAAGTTCCTTTAGTATTAGTATCCCTCATAAGCTCAATAGGGTATGTAGCAGTATTAAACGTAGTCGGTGTTGCCTGACTAGTATAAACATACTCTATAAGTATTTGCTCAGATATTTGTATAAACCTTGATGATTCCATTCTATTCTATTTATTTACCATTGCAAAAGCTTTGGATTCCAAGAAATTCCTAATCCAATATAAGGTCCAAAATTACCATCGCCAGTAATACCCATACCCATATTAATTCCGAAACCAAAAGGTTTTCTATTTTTCATTTGTATACTTTTAAACTCAAGACTATTTTGATCAATCATAATCCCTTGTGTATTATTAAATGTTGTACCAGGATAATCAGAAGTTAATTTTATAAAAACTTCCTTGTTATTTTGATCTTGTGATAGTGTTGCATCTAACCATATATTTTGTTTTAATTCTATTGTTGCAGAACCAAACATTAAACTATCTTTAAAAGTATAAGGTAAAGATACATCAATTAATCTTGAGCTCTTTTCCCATTTACTCTTTGAGTCAAAACTTAATACCGAACCAAATTCAATACCATCTTGTTTAACTATAGTGTCTTTTGTTTTAACTGGAACTTTAACTATTCTTTCTTCAATGATTGTTTTATATTTAACAATTGTTATAGGCGGTCTGCCTTTTTCATATTCTAAACTATCTCTCAATTCTTCTAAAGATAAATTTAAACCTTTAATCTCACCAACAGATTCACCGTTCTCATTTACATAATTTTGTATAGTATCATTAGCTGCAACTAAATTATTTTGAAACCTAGTTACTTCTCCCTTTGCATATTCGGTTTCATTACATTGCCTAACTAATAAAAATAACAACACTACAATACCACCCAATAAAAACATTCTTGTGTTCTTTGGGTCTGTCAAAATACCAAGAATATTTTTAAATATTAATATCATTATTCTATATACTTAAGTAGCTTATTAGGTGTTACCTCTGCAGCTCCATATTTTTTTGCAATTTTATCAATAAACTTTTTTTCTTTAACTTTCATTCCATCAACTTCTTCAAAAAGACCGTCTCGTTTTTTTGCTAAACTTTGGATGCTCTTTTGCATTAGATCTAATGAAAGTTGAATTTCCCTATATCTACTTATAAAACTATTTAAATCTTTTATTTCTTTCTTTGTCATTTTATTAAATTTAATATTACTATTTTATGTTACAGTACCCGGAAGCACTGGAAAAGGAATAAATGTATTTCTACCTATATCACCATCGATGGTATTTTTACCGCTTAAAAATCCTCTAGTTGAAGCACTGACCACATGCCAACCTGCCTGTGTATATACTTGGCCTAAATTATTAGCAGGTATGTAAGGTTGCGCTGGTACTGGTGTAACTTGGCTGTCATTTTCAATAGCCCCCCATGTTTTTGTAACACTCCCATCCCATATCATAGTCAAATACATTGTCTGCGTAACACAGTTTTCCGCATCATTCATTGTATTAGCCGGAACTGCCTGGCCACCATTAGTTTCATTAATTACTTGAACAAACCCTCTTCTCTTGTTTGAATAAGGCCATTCATTTGGATTAAATCCAGAGATATTACTACCTACATTAGTATTATAACCCCCGGTATAGTGCCAATCAGCAGAGGCCAACAATACTTCGCTAGTCGCAACTCTAGCCTGAGGTATGTTTAATCTAATTGCACCATAAAAATCGAGTGGTTCAGGGCCACTAGCAGTATCTATATTACCTTGTACTGCATAATTTTCAAAAACTACAGTCAGCTGTTGGCCTGGATACATTCCTGGTGGAAAAGAAAAACTCTTATCTACAGGGTTTTGAAGGTCTTGGCGGGGTATACCAACAGTAACGCCACCAGGTAGTTGACCAACCCCAATACCAAATTTTAAAATTATTAACGGTGATGTTAAATCTGCAGTAGTTGGCATACCCAAAGTAGACGCTGTATTATCGCTCGGTAAAACATCATTTCTAAAATCTAATCCCCAAGTTGGAAAATT